TGGTGGTAATATGAATGTTAATGTTAAAGGTAATGTTGATACTCGTGTAGATGGAAATAACTTTAAAGCAGTTACTGGTGATGTTGGTTTAAAGGCAGGTCAAAATTATAAACTAAATGTTCACGCTGATGCTGAGGAAACTATAAACGGCTCTCATCGACATAAAGTACTTGGCGAAGAATATAATTCTCATGTAGCTGGTAACAGAGTCGGGTTTGCAGGGCAAAATGATTTTAATATTGTTAATGGCGCTAAGTTAACTTCAGTTCCTAATGGAGGAATAACTCTAGCAGGCAAATCGTTAAACACTGGAATCGCTGACGCTATTAATTTTGATTGCGGCGGCACTTTTCGTTTCTCAGGAAGTGAATTGTTCGTTGAAGAAAAAGCTTGGCTAGAAAATGAATTAGATGTTGCTGCTAAACAACAAAACCATTCAACGTTTGAAGCAGATGGAAAAATTACTGGTTATGCAGATGTATTTGGCCCATCAGTTTCTCTATCATCACACATCCATCCATATGGTGGAGTACATGGATCATCAACCGGAGGACCTGCATAAAATATTATGGCTATCAATGTAAATGGTTTTGGAAACAAATTAAGTGGGATTGGTTTAAACAATGCTATCTCTAAAGTATCTTCTGCGGGTGATTGCTTTAAAGATATTGATAATCTTGTATTAGAGAATGTTCAAAAACAAGCATTTGATTTTGCTAGTGGAATTCCCGATGCAAAGGAACTTACAAAACAAGTTTCTAAAATGCAAGAAATATCAAAGACGGTAGAAGATGTTGGCAAAGAAATTAATAAATTAAAAGAAAAGAATTTATCTGACTTATTAAAACAAGCAGCTAACGCACCTGATCTTCTTGCTAGAATATCAATCATTGCAGATATACAATCTAAATTTGGTGATGCTGTTGAAGATCTTAATAGTTTAGTTGATAATATTACTTCCTTTGATCCATGCAGTTTAGTTGATTATAAAGTTGATGCTAGTGGAAATGCCAAACCTATTCCTCAGGCTGGTCAATTTTTAAATGAGCCACCTGCGCCCTTTCCATCTTTTACTCCACCTGTTAATGTTAACTATGCGGCTGAAGAAGCAAAGGCTGATTATCGACAAGCTATGGCTAGAATGAGTGATGTTGTTAATGATAAATCAAATGTCTCAAAGACTGAAAGTGGAATGGGTATGATGGCTAGCTTACAGTTTATCGGTAGAGATTTTCATGATTCTCTCGCAGGAACTAGAACTCCAGAAGTTTTACCATACGCACCTGAAACAAGTAGTGATCCTAAAACGGCTTTGCAACAAGCAGCCGATGAAGAATTAAGGAAAAATAAAAAACTATGGTCTGCAGATGATAAGAATGAATTTGAAACTAGAGTTTCTCAATTAATGGATCTTGCTGATAAAGATGGGGGCCTTATAGGTAAACACTTTCAAATTAAAAAAGCTGAAGAAGGGCCAGAGTCATGGACAGGCGACAACTTCTTTAAAATTCCTGATAATATATTATCGCCACCGGCAAATAGAAAAGCTAGAGATAGTAAAGTAACAGAAGCGGCTATTTCAGTTGGTTCTTTAGCATCAACAGGTATATCAATATATGGTGGCCCTGATTGGAACTATTTAAGATTCCTTTCAATAGCAGAAGCCGAACGTCCTCAAGAACTAATTGATTATTGGATTGATGAAAGAAATAAAAACATTGAAGAAGATACCGACCGATTAAGTAATCAATTTGGAATTAAATTAGGAACACGAAGTTATGCTTCTATCTTTATTGGTACATATAATGAAAAATTAAAATCAGGCTATAGTGTATCAAGTACTAAATTTAAAGGAGGAACCGTTTTACAATTAAAGAATAGAGATGGATCTATATATGATCCTGCTGGAATAAATTCAAAGGGGTTGGTTACAGTTGTTGACGCGGCAGAAGGAATCAAAGATTTCTCATTACTAAATTTATATATAGATGCTGAACATGTAGATGCATATAGTAAAACTCAATTACAAAGCGTTCAAGCGTTCTTATATTCTAGTGGAACACAAATTTCAACCATATATACAGCCTCTCAAGATAAATGGGGTTAGGCTTCTTTTATAAATAAATAATATATGAACACCATTCTGTCAGACTTTAACAAACCTCGTTATTCACCACAGGTCATTTCAGAAAGATATTATACTGACATTAGTGATAGCGTAGCGCACCCAATATCAGGGCAAGCTATTTTATCAACAGACATTGATGCAATTAAAAATAGTATAAGAAATATTATATTAACTCCAATTGGATCTCGCGCATTTAATCCTTCATTTGGAACTAAAATTCAAACTCTTTTATTCGAACATCCTACGCCTGTTACGGCAATTGCTATTAGAAGCGAAATTAAAATAGCATTGCAAAGGCTTGAACCAAGAGTAAAAGTTACAAATATTGAAGTTTTCCAACGAGAGTTTGATACTGACTATGAGGTATCAATAACATTTATCGCTGGATATGCTCCAGATGAAGAAATATCATTCACACTAAACCGATTAAGATAATTTTATGGCACAAGCAGGAGAACAACTTAAAGTTTCAGAATTAGATTTTGAAACTATTAAACAGAACATTATTGATTATTTCAAAAGTGGTGAGTCTGAATTGACTGACTGGGATTTTGAGAGTTCTAACTTAAATAATCTAATAGATGTACTTGCATATAATACTCATTATAATGCGGTGACTGCTCACATGGCAGTTAATGAAAGCTTTATTGATAGCGCTCAATTAAGAAGCAGTATTGTTAGCTCTGCTAAACTATTAGGATATGTTCCTCGTAGTTATAGCGCGCCAATTGCAATTCTTGATGGAAAATTTCAAGTTGAACAAGACGCGCAAGAAGAATATGTTATTCCAAAAGGCAGTATATTTTCATCGCAATTTAATGAGGCTTCATTTAACTTTGTTGTTCTTGATGATATTATTCGCCTTAAAAAGGTTGCAGAAGGTGGTAATTTTTATTATGAGACAACTGAAGATTCTCCAATTATTGCCAGAGAAGGTAGTTTAGTTTCAAGAAACTTTGCAGTAGACGCAAGTGATGATGGAACTCGATATGAAATCATTGATGAAGATATTGATTTAAGTACTCTTATTGTTAGGGTTTATCCGACTACAAATAAGAGTGAAGGCAGTGCTGTTGTATTTAATAGATATTCTAATATTGGTAGCGTAAATGAAGATTCTACAATTTACTTTATATTTGAAAACTCATTTGGTCGATATGAAATATATTTTGGTAATGGTATTTTTGGAAAAAACCTTACTGCTGGTCAGGTTGTAGAAATTGAATATCTAACAACTCAAGGAATCGCTGCAAATGGTTTAAATTCTTCTTTCTCAGTTAATCAAATTAATGATCCTAACAATCCAATTGGAAGAGAAGTTTCATTGGAGATTAGAGATAACGCAAGAGTCTTTGGAGGATCTGTTAAAGAAGCAAATAACGAATTAAAGATTAATGCAACAAACTCTTTTACTACTCAAAACCGAGCGGTAACTGCTGATGATTATCGCAGCTTAATTCTTTCCAAGTTTGGTTACATTCAGAGTGCAAGTGTTTGGGGTGGTGAAGATAATGTTCCTCCTCAATATGGTAAAATTTTTGTTGCACTTGATACCTTTTCTGATAGCGGAGAATATGAAAAGTTAACGGATTTAAATAAAAGAGAAATTTTAGATTATCTTGGTACTAAAAAAATTCTATCTCTTCAACCTGAAATTGTTGATGCTAAATATATTAATATTGTTCTTGATGTATTATTTAAATATGATACAAATATTACAAGCTTGGTTACAAATGAGATGCAGGCTGAAGTTGAAAATAAGGTTTTAATACCTTATAATAATAATGTTTTAAATAAGTTTGATACAATTTTCAGGCATTCTCAATTTGTTGGTGCAGTTGATAATTCGTCGCGCGCCGTTCTTAATACGCTTGTTCGAGTATTTGTACAACAAACAATTAATATTCCTGATGATAATAGCCAAAACGTATTTAATATTGAATTTGGCGTTCCTTTAACAGTTGATGATGGATCCGTTCTTGTTCAAACAACAACCGATATTCCATGGACAGAAAATGGAGAACGCGTATATTTAGGCGATGAAATAAAACCAAATTCAACTAGAGAACGAAATATATTTCTTTATAAAATAGGAGATGAAAACACTATTACGAGAATTAGAAATGTTGGCGAAATAAATTTAGAAACTGGTATATTAAAATTACGTTCTATATTTGCCGATGCTCCTGTTAGATTAAAAATATTAGTTCACCCTGAATCAAATGATGTAGTTGGAACTAGAAACTTTCTTTTAAGAATAGACGAATCTTCAACAAGGATTTTAGCCAACCCTGATGAAATTGCTCGAGGTGGTGTTACTCAATCTATTGATTACCAAGCATTCCCAAGAGAAAGAAATTAATTAAATGAGTATAAGTGTAGCAAGCGGCAATTCAAAGGCGGTAGAAAATTATTCTGCCGCAGAGGTTCTTCCTGACTTTTTCGAAAGCCAGGCTAAAAATTTAATAGTCTTAATTAAAGAATATTATAAACATCTTAACTCTGAATTAAATCCATCTTTTGAAATTCAAAACTTAATCTCTGCGCATGACATTGATTTAGCAAGTGAGAGATACTTAGATGCGATTGAGAGAGTTATTGCTCCAAACATTCCTCAATCCGAAACATTAGATCGCCAAAGGCTTTTTAAAATAATTGCAAACTATTATACCAATCGTGGTAGTGAAGAAAGCGTTTATACATTCTTTAAAATATTTTATAATGAAGTTGTAACTTTAATTTACCCAAAGGATTTTATATTTCATACAAGTAATGATAAATCTGTACCGTCCGACCAATTTAAATTAAGAGACAGTTATAAGTATCAAGAATTCTCATACTTAATTAGTAGTAACCGAGATTCCGCTGAATGGAAAAGCGAGTTTAAAAAATTCGTTCACCCAGCCGGCTTAAAGTTTTTTACTGCTTTAACTGTTAGCGCAATTGGTGGTGATATCTCATTAGAGACAATGTGGAATGATGGGTGTGGCCAATTAACAAAATATTTAAAAGGCGAAGAAATACCAGAAGACCCATGTGAGTTTTGGGAAAGCATTGATTGGGAAAAGGCTGTTGGAAAACATTCACCTTTATATCAACCTTGCATTGATATAAAATTAGTTTATGTATTTACTGTCTTATATAATAGTAAGTTCCATTATCTTGAATATTTAAGAAATACTATTAATTCTAAATGTTCTAATTATAATCTTCGTGCTATATACGCTTCTTATGCAATTGCTATTCTAATTACAGATGATCCTTATGGCCAAGTAAAAAGATGGGATGATACTTATAGAGGTATTGGTAAATACTTAGATCATGGCGCATTTGGCGACGGTTATTCTGATTATACAATTGGAGGAACTGAATTAGATTTTAGCCCAGGCAGAACTGTTGAAAACGATAATGCTAAATTTGCAGGATGGAGTTTTGATACTTCAGTTGACGATTTTACTCGCTCTTATACTTGTAACATAGATCCTAATGAAACCGCAATTGTTGATATTAATTCTTGGATTGATTTCACTAATGAAGTACTGGATACAGGCGATCGAAAAAAGTTTGTTATTGGTAATGGAATAGATTCTACTTTATCTGTTGTACATGATTTTGATACCTTAAATATTATTCCATTACTTAAGAATAATATTACAGGCGAATTATCAGTACATGGACATGCTGAATTAACCGATTCTAATACTCTTATTTTTAATTTTAGTAGTGCTCCATCAATTTCTGAATATTCCGCATATATTTTTAATGTTGATGAAGAAGAATTTTCTAATGGTTATGCAGAAAGTTTCGATGGAAGTGAAACTGTTGAAACCGATATTGACGGAACTTTATATTGGGTTAAAGATATAAACCATAATCTTTCAAATGATAAGCTAATCTTTTCAGTTAGAGACTTAGCAACAAATGAATTTATTAGTGTTAATGCGATTCACGTTGATAACGATACACTAAGATTTACTTTTTCTCAAGAGCCGGAAGCAGCGCCTAATGGATATTATATAACAATTTTTCATAAGAATGAATCTAATGACTTTTCTTCTTTAATTGGTAATGGTGTTGATACCGAAATATTAATTGAGCATGATATTGGTACTGAGGATGTAACGTTTTCTTTAAAAGAAGTATCAACAGGAGATGACGTTCAATATGCGTTTGCATCTATTGTAGATATCAATACTATTAAATTAGAATTTAACGAAATTCCTTCAATAGACCAATATGAAATTTATGTAAAACAATCGAGCACGACTGGGATTATACAAAATTTCTTATCGTTTAAACTTGGTGATGGTATTAATAATTCTTTAGGAATTACTCATAATTTAAATACAGTTAATGTTATACCTATTATTAGAAATACAATAACGCATGAATTGAATGTTAATGTTCAATGGGAAATTATTAATGCAAATACAGTTTCCTTTTCTTTCTTTGATACTCCTGAAGAGAATGAATATTATGTAACTATTTTTAGATCGGTTAATAATAATACGCCAGTTAATAATGGATTCACTACTACCTTTGATGGTGATGATACTATAATAAGTGGAAATGATTTTGTGTTAATAGGAGATATTAATAATTCAGCAGATGGTGATTATGGTTCAGTTTCATATGATTATGAAATTGCAAAATATGAAGTTAAAAAATCAGACATTGAATTATGGCCTGATTCTCCATTGCCTGTTCCACAAAATCCTCCGGTGGAGTTAACGTTTGTAACTATTGGCGATGAGGGTAACGTTGCGGATACCACCGGCTATGGTGATGTTAGTTATGAATATGATATTAGTGAGTTTGCAATTACTGAAGGTAACATTGCTGACTATAATGCTGACCCTGCAAACAGTGCTCGTCTGATTACAATAGATAGTCGCGGTACAGATAAACCAGCTACAGGTGTAACCTGGAACGAATCTGCTCGGTATGTTAATTGGCTTAATATAAATGATGGAGCTCAACCAGCATATAAGTTTAATGATCCAAGCGGGTCAACGAGCTTTGATCTTTGGAGTAGCGCTGAAGCTTGGCAAACCGGTGGTGAAAATCTATTCAGACATAAAGATGCAAAGTATTTCTTACCGTCAGAAGATGAATGGTACAAAGCAGCATATTATAAGAGTGGCGGTACTAACGCTGGTTATTGGTTATACCCAACCGGTAGTGATACTGCTCCAACAGCGGTAGCTAGTGGAACGGCCTCTGATACAGCTGTTTATGGTGGTCAAAGTGGTCCTGCTGATGTAACTCAAGCTGGTGGTCTCAGTCCTTACGGGACAATGGGTCAAGGCGGTAACACATTTGAGTGGAATGAAAGTGCGGCTGATGGTGTGAACTCTCAACCAACTGAGGGCCGGACAACCCGTGGCGGTAACTGGGGCCAATCCTCCAGCAGCATGGAGTCGTCCTTCCGCCTCAACAGCTCCACCTCAGGAGCGATAAGTATTCGTGTCGCGCGAGTGGAAGTTCCAACGCCCCCGATTGATCCCGATAGTTCAGCTTTGGGTTTAAGTATTAATCAATATTCAAGATATATTAATTGGTTAAACGTAAGATATGGTTATCAAGAAGCATATAACTTTACAACTTCAAATGATAATGATGATATTGAATTATGGCCTTTAGAAGATTCATGGTCGGCTAGTAATCGGTTTAGGCATAAAGATGCAAAATATTTTATGCCTGATGAAGATGAATGGTATAAAGCTGCTTACTATGATCCTAATAAAAATGGAGAAGGATCTGGTGGATATTATGAATATCCAACAGGTAGCGATACTCCACCTACTGCAGTTGCAAGTGGAACAGATGAAGACACTGCTGTATTTGACCAAGATCCTACAAATGATACGGTCGCATCTGTTTATGAAGCCGGTGGATTAAGTTCATATGGTACTATGGGCCAAGGCGGTAATGCTTATGAATTTCTAGAAAGTGCCTTTGATTTAACAAGCGATGATCCTACGGAGAGAAGAACTATTCGAGGAGGAGCTTGGGGTTATGATGTAACTAACTTAAGTAAATCAACTAGATATGAGGCAGGTCCATCTAATTATTATGGTGAGAATATAACATTAAGATTGGCTCGTAATCCAAGCGCAATTAAAATTAATTCAGGGGACGCGACTGAGCCAGCAGATGCGTGGACATATAACGTTAACCATAATCTTAATAGTGAAAATGTTATTTTTGCAGTTAGCGAAATACTTACTACACAAAATATAATAGTAAGTGGCCGAGTCGTTGATACAAATAATTTAGAATTATCATTTAATGAAAGGCCAGAGCTAAACCCAGACTTATTAAAAGTTTCAGTATTTTATCATCAAGATTTAGATGACTATATAACAACTATTGGCGATGGAGTTAATAATGAAATTGACATTACTCATAATTTAGGAACTAGTGAAATTATATTTTCTGCTAGAGATATAAACACAGGTGACGTTGTTTATGTCTATGGAAAATCATCTGATGCAAACACTTTAAAATTAATTTTTGAAGATATACCTACATCAGGTCAATATCAAATTTATATTAAAAATGTTCAATTTATCCAAAACGTTCTTGAATATGGAAGTGCTTTAGTCGATTTAAGTCCTAATGATACATTCATAGCAGATTCAGATTATATTAATTCATTAGTTTACTTTGAACCAGGGCCAGCATCTGAACTGATTTGTTGGTATCCAACCGAAAGTAACTCAAATTAATAGAATAAAAAAAGTAAATATTAAAAGTATAAATATAAACAATGGCCGCAATTATTACAGAACAATTTAGAAGAAATACGAAAAATCTTTTTTCCAGTGATTTTATAACCAATAATTATTATATAGGTATTGGGCAACAAGATCAATGGGACGATAACTTTTCGGCAAATGACGCATCTCCGTTTCCAAATGGAACATATGGAGATGAGAAAAGAGCGATTGAGCATCTTACTGGTTTATTTAAAGTAACAACAAATAATCTTACTAATGTTATTCCTAAAAACCCATATGATGCTCTATCTTCATATAAAGTATATGATCCTTTTGATCCTAGTTGTTTTTATGGATGTCCTGATACTGGCTTAAAGCCATGCTATATTACTGTAGGAGAAGATAAACTATTTTTATGTATTGGTAAATCAGAAAGTGCAACCGCGGCTGGTGTACTTGATGAAGGTATCTTTGAAGAAATTTCTAATTATGGATTATATTCAAGTGCCTTATCAACTTATGACTGGGCTTACTTAGGTAAGTATAACCAATATTCTTCAATTAATACTGATTCATTTGTTGCCATTACAGATGACCAATTACCAACGGAAGATTCGTCAACATCAGTTGATATTACTGCTGGAGCCGTTTATGGTTTTAGAGTTATCAATGGTGGTAATATTTATCGCCATCCTACTTTAAGCGGCGAAACTGAATTTGATAGTATTGGTAATTTAGTTGGTTTAGATTTAAACGGAAATGAAAAAACAATTGAAGTTAACTTAAAAATTAAAATTGATTCCGGTAATCCAAATTTAGATCCTGTTGATGACTCTGCTAAAATTATTGGTATTAGATATGATCCTTCAGAAGAAGAAGTCAATTTCCCATATGAAATTGATTTTGATCAAAACTTAGTTGGCAATGAAACCGTTGCTGCTTGGGGATTCAGTAAAGCCAAGCTTGTATTAGATCCTTTACTTACTACAGAATCAACTACTGGTGCAGAAGATAATGAATTACAACTTGAGTCTGATGTACGTCCTTCCGTAAGTGAACGACAAGAAGCTGTTATTATTCCCCTTATTGCTCCTGAAACCGGCTTTGGTGGAATTAAGAGCGAAACTCTACCAAGTTGGTATGTAGGTATGTTTGCAGATACGAGCCTTGCGCCATTCATTCCAAATAATACAAAATATCATCAAATTTCGTTGATTAAAAACCCTTTACAATCAACTGCAGGTAATCCTTTATTATCTGATGATTTTATTACTCCACTACGAATGTTTCAATTAGAAGGCGAAGGTAGCCCAGTTCAACAAACAATCCCAATGATTGATAATATTCAAATTGGGCCAGGCTGGAAAATTTTACAAGATGGAAAACATTGTGGAGTAGTTGCTTATATTCAAGATATAGAATCAAATCAAACGCAAACTCCTAAGTCATATTTTTCATATTACTATTACACCGACCATAAATATGGATATACTGATATTGATCCTAATGGAGAGCAATTAACATTTGAATCTCCAGATGGACAAACAAGTGGCCAATATACTGGAACTACACTTGAAGGTCTTTATGAACCTTCTTATGAAAGAGATACTGGAACAGTAATGTTCTTAGATAACCGAAGCGGTATTCAAAGAGAAGAAGGTCAAAACGAAGAATTAAAACTAATTATACAATTATAAAATGGCAATTACAATATATCCGGAAAATTACTATGACGATTATAATACACCAGACGGTAATGGATTAACGCCTGAAGATAAAAACTATTTAAGGATCTTATTTAAGCCTGGGCAAAGCGTCCAAGCAAGAGAATTAAATCAGGCACAATCTATTTTACAAAGTCAAGTTGATAAACTTGGTCAAGGGTTATTTCAATCAAATTCTCCTATTGTTGGAGGAGCTGCATCTTTCGATGATACTTTACGTTATGTTGATACTATCATTCCTTCTGACTTTGTATCAACTTTTGAATCTTGGATAACCAATTTACCAGATGTAGAATTAAAGCAAACTGAGACTACTCTAACCGCTAGTATCAGCAGCGTTGTTACTATAAATGAAAATGAAAATTCCGAAGATGCAAGTAAAACTTACAGGCTTTTCATTCATTACACAGGCGATAACGTTGATGATAATGATACTAACTTAGGTATTTTTAACGATACTGATATTACAATTGAAAACAATGTAACTACAGGAAGTTTTATTGGTGGTATTATTAAGCAAGGTTTGGCTGTTGGTGCAAGTATTGCAAATGGCGTATTTTTTATAAAAGGAAATTGTGTTCCTATTAAATCACAATTTAAAGCAATTGCATTAGATGATGATGAACTTGTATATACTGGAAAGGTTGTATTATCTGTAACTGAAGATACTGTTAATTATAATGATGATGGAACTTTACTCGATAATTCAAATGGCTTTCCTAACTATGCTGCGCCCGGCGCAGACCGTTATCAAATTTCTCTATTACTTGATCTTGTTAAAGATGAAACGTTAGAGCTTTCTAATATTGTTATATTAGAAATTCAGGATTCTAATATTATTTTAGAAACAAAAGTTGAAAATAATGAAAGTCCTTTAAACGATATTTTTGCAACAAGAACATCAGAAGAATCTGGTGATTATGTTTTAGATCCATTCAGTTTAGAAATTCGTGATATTTGGGGTGGAGATGGCGAAGATGGAAATCCTGTAGGCGAATTCAATGGTTTATATAAAAGTGTACAGGATTTAATCGAAGCTGGATATGAAAGTGTTACTGATTCTAACGATGATTATGCCGTTACTATTCAACCGTCAACTGCTTATGTTAAAGGATATAGAGTAGATCTGCCCGAGCAGATTTCTCTTTTTGCAAGTCGTGCGCGTGAGTCATATGCAGATAAAAATAGTGGCGAGTTATTAAAAACTGCGATCACTGCAGATTTAGGAACATATGTTGAAGGTTATATTGAATCGGCTAATAATGAATTTGGTTTACCTGCACTTGATTATTCAAATGTTCAAACATATACTATGTGGAAGACCGATGACGTTGACGACTTTGCTGAAAGAACTTATGATAGTAATAGTGGTGAGGTTCTTATTGAAGGCAGCAATGTGGGTACATGTAGAATATCAACTGTTGAAGTACTTGGCGAAAACAGCGATGGTAAAGTAAGAGCTAGACTATATCTTACCGACATTGCTCGTTCTTATGACAACACTCGACCATATAAAGATGTTAAACGAATCGCAGTAGCAGGTAATGTAGAAATAACTGATATAGGAACTATGGACTTTATCGTTGAACCAAAAAATGGTAAACGTATACATGATACAAATATTAGTTCATCATTCTTAAATCTTCCATATCAAACTGTTAAAACAGTGCGTTCTTTAAAAGGAACTGAAAAAAGAATTTTAAATGGCACAGCTCAACTGGATCCAACTGATAATAAAGTAAAAGTAACATTTACAGCTGAAGATAATGGATTTATTGATAAGAGTAAATCCAATATGGTTGTAATGGTTGATAATGGCGACAACCCCGCCACATATGATCATGTACCAAATGACAGTTTTGAAATTATCGGGTTGGGAACTAGTTCAGCCGATATTATAACTATTGATTTAACAAACTTCGATAGCGGCTCTGCTAATGAAAAAGAAGTTAGATTACTAGCAAGTGTTGAAACAAATATTTCTGAAAGACTAGGAAAGAAGGTTAAAACTTCAGTTACTAATTTAGATGTAACTGATAAAATTCCAAACACCGATCCTGTTAGAGAACCTCTTGAGTTTAAAGTAGGAGACAAAATAACGTTGAGTAATGTTTACCATTTAATTAGTGTTGATACAACTGAATGGGAACTGGTTAACGACGGCCAAAGGAAGAACCGTTATCAGGAAGCAAGAGTTCGGTGTTTAAAAGATGGCGCTACAACAATTTCATATACTCATTGGGATTTTGTTGGCAGCGGAAATTTTTATACGGTTAACAGTTATAAGTATGCAGATGATTCACAGGTTCCTTTAGAAGAGATTCCTATTTTTCAACAAACAAGCTTACACGATGTAATAGACCTTAGGCATGTTGAAACAGCAAATGGCAGGTTCTCTTTAGATCCTTATAGTACGGTTGAAATGGAACTAGATTTTTATCTAGCTCGTAAAGATTTAATAACCGTTAGTTCAAAGGGCATTTTCTCTATCTTAAAAGGTGAAGCTGATTTAAAACCGAAGTTTCCATCAGTTCCTGATGACTCGATGATTCTATTCAACTTAACACTATTTCCTTATACGTTTACTTTAGGCGGCATAATTAAAGATCGTGTAAATAATAGAAGATATACGATGCGCGATATTGGGCAGCTTGATTCTAGAATTTCTAATGTTGAATATTATACTGCTCTTTCTCTTTTAGAAAAATCAGCAAAAGATAAAGGTGTCTATGGAACCGATGGTGAAGAAAGATTTAAAAACGGATTTATCGTTGATGGATTTAGAGGCCATACTGTAGGTAATATTTCAGAAAAATATTATAAGTGTTCAGTTAAAAGAGGGCAAGGTAAACTTTATCCATACCACTTTGGTTCCAACTTGCCATTTGATATTGTTGACGAATCTGAAATCGGTACAGATGCAGAATTTAATAAAACATGCTCAACCTCACGTGTTATTGGTTTCCCATATAAAGAAACCAATTATGTAAATCAGCAGCGGGGGACTCAGTTTATTAGTGTTCAGCCATATGAAACAATAAACAGTTCAGGAATTATGGAGCTTAATCCAGAAGTTGATACTTGGGTTGATACTAAAACGGATCCTGCAATTGAAACTGATCTCTTTAATGAATTAAATACTACAATATCAAACCTTGCACGTGAAGCAGGAGTTCTTGGTACCGAATGGAACTCATGGCAGACCAACAGAAACACTTTGCTTAGTACTCAATCGCAAACAAACGTATTAAGCGAAAGTTCGCTTCTTCTTGGCGATGAAAGAACTCAAGTTACTACTACCGATTTTCAAAGGATTGGCTTTAGGCGCGGAATCGGAATAACAGATATTACAACCCAAAGGACTGATGTTTTTGATACCTCTTTAACTACAACGCTATCAGAAACGATTGAGTCTGAAACTAGGCGATTGGATCAAACTAGAACTGGTACTTTTACGAGATTAACAGAAGATTCTATTAATAAATCTTTAGGAACCTTCTTAACATCGGTATCATATAAACCATTTATGCGGTCACGTCAAGTTTGGGTTAGAGTTGAAGATCTTAAACCAAATACAAGGTACTACGCTTTCTTTGATAACGTTGATGTTACTAAATATGTAACTAGATATACGGGATCTTCCGATGTTTTAGATTTTAATGCAAACGCTGGTATTAACCGAGGCTTTAGGTTCTATAATAGAAGATATTTAAGAGCTAGTAATGGCAGGACTTGGGGTGGGCAAAGTCCAAGAACATTAGTTTCTGACTCTGACGGAGTATTACAAGCAGCATTTATTGTTCCTAATACACCATCTCTTAAGTTTGCTTCTGGTGAAAAAACTCTTAAGTTTACTGATTCTCCTCGTAATTTAGAATCTGAAGAAACCAGTAGTGCAATTGCTAGATACATTTCAAATGGTTTAGGTGCAGTTCAACAAGAATCAATTGTAAGTACAAGCGTTCCACGACTAGTAGTTAGGCCGTTACAAGCAAACCGTTCTGTAGTAAGAACAGCTATTACAGATGTCTCACAGAGTGTTGATTCATCTTTTGAAGAAGTGCTTGTTAGTTCATCTACATCGACGAGGGTTAGAAGGTGGGACCCAGTCGCTCAAACATTCTTTGTTAGAGATACAACTGGTATATATGCTACAAGTGTGGATGTGTATTTCCAAAAAAGAGGACGTAAAAATGTAAGAGCTTATCTTGTTACTGTTGAGAATGGTTACCCAACAAACAAAATTCTTCCTGGCAGTGAAAGAGTATTAAGGCCAAGCCAAGTAAAGACTTCGAATAACTCTTCAATTGCAACTAAGTTTGAGTTTAAAAAACCGGTTTACCTCAATGGTAAAACCGAGTATGCCGTTGTTGTATTCTCAGTTGATCCATCATATACAGTGTATATTGCTGAAATGGGTGGAGAGAAGGTTGATTTAATTACAAACCAAATTATTTCTAAGCAGCCTGCGATTGGTTCATTCTTCACAAGTAGTAATAAACGAACATGGACCGCTGAGCAAAACCGAGACTTAAAATTCAAGTTAAGAAGAGCTACCTTTAAAACTGGTAGAGCTACAATTAAAGCTCAAGCACGAGTTGGCGGATATTTAGATTCTGTTGAAATTACTAATGGAGGATCTGGTTATACTACATCAACTACAGTATCAATGTCGGTTCCACAAGAACTAAATACTTCAGGCGTTCTTGTTGATGTTCCCGATTCAACAGCTGCCGAAGGCGTTGCGGTTATTGATGCTAATACTGGTGCTATTGCAGATATTGTTATTACTAATGAAGGCGAAGGTTATACTTCCCCACCAACAATTACAATAGAAGATATCGGCGGAGGTGAAGGTGCTACTGCTGTTGGTTACTTACCAACGATAAAATTTGCAGCGGCAAACCTCAATCAAAGCGCAATGTCAATATCTGGTAAAACATCAATCGTTAATAAGCTTACACTAAATAATAAGAGATATAATATTCAGAGTAATACTCCAATTGAATTAAGAGATGTTAATCATAGTGTTAATGCTGGAAATGCTGAAGACACGACACTTGATATTATTATTGGAACAAGTGATAACCGAGTTACGCCAATGCTTGAAAAGAATGGAATCGCTTTAGAAGTAAGAAGTTACTTTATTGAAGAAAAAGGCGGTTACGAAGATGAGAAAAATACTTCTCAATATTATACAAAGAAAATTACTTTAGAAACTCCTTCAGATCAAGTTGATGTTTATGCTGCGATAAATCGCCCATCAGCTACATCGGAAATTCAATTCTTTATTAAAATGTTTGACGATGAAGACGGCGTTAGATTAAATCCTGATGTAACACCTTCTGATGATAATGACCAAAATGAATGGTGGGAAATTACTCCAACTGAACCAAAGGTTGTTCCTATTAACTCTGATGGTAAAACATATTCCGATGTATTATTTAGAAAGAACTTAGAAGAAGACACATCTGATATTGACTTTACTTCATTCATTATAAAAGCTGTTATGTGGGGCAAAAATAATACCGATATTGTAACTGTTAAAGATCTAAGAATAATCGCAACTGCATAATATAAGTGGAACAATTTAAACAATTAGAAAACGATCCATCTTTAATTAAAGACTTTAAAACTGGAGCTATTGTTAATACAAATAAAGAAGCTTATAAATCAGCAATGGTTCGAAAGAAAAAGAATAAAGAAATCCGCGATCTAAAAAAACAAATTAAAGATTTAAATAACAGAGTTTCTATCTTAGAAAATCATATTTTATCTGATATAAATAATAATTAAATAGTATATACTTTAAAGATGCCCTTAAATAATAAAACATTTGAAACAGTAATTTCCACAGACACCTTTAAGCAATGGGCTGATAAGTGTAATGAGTTAATTAATGAAATTAACGTAAGTGAAATACCAACTATTGATGGTGTTGTTGGAATAGCGAATAACCAAACGATAACAGGAAATAAAGTATTTGATGGTGCAACTTCATTTTCAAATTCTGAATTTATTGGTAATTTTAATTCTGTAAGTATTACTACTGGTAACTTTAGTATTGGCCAAATTGATCAACCTGAAATAACATATACTAATTTTTACGATCCTAATATTACTTTTCAAAAATCAATATTAGATCCTTCGTTAACACTAACTTTAAAAACGGCTTCTCCAAATACCTTATTAATTACTGATGGTAATTTAGAAATTGGAGGAAGCGGCGATTTAGTAGTTGGCGGACAACTTGAAGCAAATGGTTTCAGTGTTGATGGCGGAGGTAACTTAACCATTGACGGCGGAATTAATTTTGGGTTGAGTGATTCTATTCTTCAAGATGGGTTTGGTTTAAAAGTAAATGTTGGTGATATAGAAACAACTGCAGGGGGATTAATTGTAACTGATGAAATTATTTGGGGAGGAGGAACTTTATTCTCTGGCGGTAATGCCTCATTTAATAATAATTTATTTATTGAAGGAGACAAAATTGAATTTACTAGCTCAAGCGCGCCCGTTTTATCATTCCCAGGCATAGGTTATGATTGGGTAATTCCTACAAGTATGCCCGTAGAGGATTCTATTTTAAGTTGGAACACTAATGCAGGAGATACATTAGAATGGATAACAAAAAACGAATTCGAAAGTAGTGTTGAATCCGCGGTTTCTGCTTCTCTAACATCTGCTAACTTTTCTTTGCCAATTCAATTAAATCCGGTTGGAACATTAATTGAAGTTGATATCGGAGTGTTATCTGATTGGGAATCAACATCTAATGTTTATCAAGAAGATCCTGAGTATGATACATGGTTACCGGCCGCTGGAAGTAATACTATTCCAGTTTCATATGATGCTAATGATGATAAATATAAAAAGTTAGTTAACTTATTAGAACCAAGTACAGTCGGTCAGG